GCGTGTTGTGTTCGGTTTGGTGATAAACCAGAGGACATTGGCGGAATGCGCAGTTTTAGTCCTTCGCAGTTTGCAAAAACCTTTGTGAATATGCCAGAGCCTATTATTGATGACTTGTTCTTTGAGAAGGACATTATGGGCCTTGCAGGTGGTACGAACGTGGGTAAGTCGGTGATGAGTTTGCAGTTGTCTACGTGCTTGGCTCTAGGTGTGCCGTTCCTGGGTTTTAGGATACCAAAGGCAAGGAAGGTTATGCATGTGCAGTTTGAGTTGAAGGACGAGAGTTTTAAGCAGTTGATCGAGCGGACCGCAATGCATTTTGTTAACAAGTATCCAGTGGAAGCGCATCGGTTTGACAAGAACCTAAGTATCTTGAGCAGTGGGCAGGACAACGTGTTTACCGACAAGTGGGAAGAAATGGACGCTAATTTGACCTTTGACCCATGCGAGGTGCTGGTGGTGGATAACTTGTATACGAGTACCAATAAGAATGTAAGTAAGAACGATGATGTGATGGACTTGTTGAGGACGATGGTTAATTTGAAGAATAAGCATAAGGTTGCTATTTTGATTGTGTCACATCATAAGAAGCTCGGTGAAGCGAGTCCGCTTGATGTTAGTATGATGTTGGGCGGGAGTGCGTACACGAATCATCTGGACGGTATTGTACAGCTTGCGAGTAGTCAGCGTCTGCCTGGATTAAAGGTAATGAAGATTACGAAGGTGCGCAGCCAGAATGATTTGCATGGCGTGCCAGTTGGAGTCAAGTTGCATAATGTTAGTGATGGGTCATTGTACTTTGAGTATTTGAAGCCGCTGCCAAAGAATGAAATGTTCTGGTATACCGATCCGAAAGAGTCAGTGGAAGAAAAAGTTTTGCAGGCGATTGCGACAGAAGGGCATAACTTTAGCAGAGAAATGTTTAAGGCTGCGCTGGAATCTGTGGTTGGATTTGGTAGTAATGGAGCGGTTGCAAACTGGCTAGAGCGTATGACAAAACAAGGCTTAATTAGTAAGATTGGGCATGGTCAATATCGCAAAATGGAGACTGAATTAGATGGTTTGGTTGATTAGCGCGTGCAAGTAAAACGTAGAATATGTAGAATATGTGGAATTTCAAATTACACCTAGTAGAAGAAAAGTGGAATATGAGAAACTGTAGTTATAGAGGAGAGAGAGAGAGATATTCTACAAATTCTACAAATTCCACGTTCTAGGCACTCTAGTGATTTTAGCTCAAAAATGCTCACTTAGTAAGAAAGAAGACAAGTCTTGCGAATTCGTACAAATTGCTAGTGATGGTGAGCGTTGTGCGCTGGTTTTGGAGTGGTATGAAGACACCAGGGTTTGCAATTTAGATCGGTGCTGGTTGCGCATGTGGACGCGTGACAAATTGGCGTGGCGGAATAGAATGCTAAAACAGAAAAAAACCCTGAGTGAATAATATAATTAACCCTGCCAGTATAATATAATTTTAAGATATTTTTTCATATTTGGGCCTAAAAATCGATAAAAAAAGCTCAAAAAGCTCATAAAAAAAATTGCGCGCAATTTGAATTATGTCTATTAACAAAATGATACAGTGAAATTTGTACCAATTTTAGACACTCTAAACCCGCGTAAATTGGACCAAAAAACAACATTAAATAAGTAAAAAATCGCTTGTTAATATGACATATGCGCAGACTACGAAGGTTGCGCAGACTACGAAGGTTGCGCAGCAATGCACAAAAAAACCCGCATAAATGCGGGTTAATTTGTTGCGTTTTATGGTTTAATCTATATCAAAAAGCCCCCAAAAAATCAAACCTATTATAATGTAGACTAAAACCCAAAACATGCGCGTATTATCCATATTATCGCGCAAATTTTGACATATGCGCTTAATATTTTACTTATCATTTATTTACCTCTTTTTTGTTATTTCGTTTTTTAAATCTTTTATTATCATTGGTTTTTTATAATTAATTCTTGCTATAGTTTGATCATCCCATTTAGAGCTAACCAAGTCCATACCATCAAAATAAACTTGCTGACGGCTGCCTAAAATTTTCGCTATTTGTAAATCAGATAGTAAAATTTCAATAATACAATCTCTTGAAATTTCCAAACCGTTTGGACCATTGATTTCTAAATGATTTATTTTATTATCAAGAAATTTAGTATCTTGAATGTTTTTAAAATTATTATCTATTGCCGCTTGATGGATTAATGCGCATAAATCAAAAAAAGCATTAGAATTAATTTCGTAGTTTATATTGTTTAATCTTAATGCTTTAAATAAATACATATTGGTATCTATATATTCATGCGAAGCGCATAACCTATTTTTAATATAATACTCTTGTTTATTTTTTTTATTAATTGTGTCTATTGTTTTTTGATTTAAATCATTATTGACTAATGAAATAAATGTATTAGTTGTTTTTTTAATATTCATTTTAAACTCTCTTTAGTTTCCATAAATCCGCCAATAAATGGCGGATTTCACGCAATAACTAGTTGCGATCGTCAGTATGGCTATTTTACTCCATATTCATTTTTAAGATTATTTAGAATTGTGTTTATTTCTATACTGACGCATTCCTGATCTACATCATTGAAAAAGTAGTTTTCATCCCATCCATTATCTTGCCATTTACCAATTTCTTTTTCAATAATGTATACCGCTTTTTGCTCAAAAGTTAATGTTTGAAATTTTAATAACTTTTTTAATCTATTATTTTCTTTTATTAAGTTTGAGTTTTCATCATAAACTAAAGCGAGTTTATTTAAAACGGTTTTATGATCATCACTAATTGACGGCTCTGTTTGATTATATGCTTCATTGCGTTCTTGTCGCATTCTATCTTGCTCTATCGCTTCATCAGTCAATTTAATATATAATCCTATTCCTTTCGCGTTTTCACTTTTGACCGATCCGTATTCGGTGGCCTTGCTTCGATCAATTGGACATCTAAATTTGCTCTTTATTTTATATCTACTTCCTTGCTCTTTAGCTAGTTTATTTATATGTCTAATGGCTTTTTTATTTTCTTTTGTGTTTTCAATTACACAGAGTTGTTCTATGTTATGTTCACCGCTTTTTGGTTTTGTTAGGTTGTTTTGTGGTAGTGTTAGTTTCATTTTATTCTCTCTTTTTTTTGTTTAGTGATATTTATATGAAATATTTTTTATTGATGGATTCCAACAATCGCGACAAGTTCCACATTGATTTTCGTTTTTATAACTTTCGCATTCATTGCCAATAAAAGATTTGTTTTTATGAACGGTTGAAGTATTAAACCTGGTTTTTGGTGGCTTTTGGTCTACCATATGCGCGCTAAATCTTATTACTAGATTTCTAGGAATTTTGCCGCCATTCTTTATAAAATCATTTACTATTTTATATTCTCTAGTTGGTAGCCAATGTTTCACGGTTGGAGTCAACAAACACACTTCAACTATTTTTTCTAAGTGTTCAATACTTTGTAAATCTCCGCTGTCGTGCCATCTAAAATAGTTTTTATCTTTTTTGTTTCCTTGGTTATCGATTAAATGGACAACAGCTTCAACCCATTCAAGTTTGTTTATGTTTTGAGTTTTACCGCTTAATTGCATTTTTAAAGGTAGGTTGTATCTTTTATAGTTACCATTCAAAGCATAGCAACCAAAACACACGCTGTCTTCAACGTTTACTAGTTTACTACCTGTTATGCAATCAAGCGCGCTCAAATTAATTGAATATGATGGCATTTTTGAAGTATCCGACAAGCCGCCACCAATTACTTCTTTTGCTATTGTTTTATTCATTTTTTACTCTCTCTTTTATTGTTTAGTGTTAATTGCGTTTTCTTGCTCATCAATAATCATTTTTATTCTAGTTTCAATAGTTTCAATAATTGAATTCCTATTGACAAATGAATTTAAATTATTATCAATATCTTCTTGAGTGATGGACTCAATCTCTTTTAATAATTGCTTTAATTTATCTAACATTTTACTCTCTCTTTTGTTGTTTAGTGAATTGCGCTCTCTCTAAGCGCTCATAAATTTAGTTATATATATATATTGTGTCAACACCATTAAAAATAAAAAATATCTATCTAACCAAAACAAAAAGAGAGTAACACGCAATGCGTCACAATGACATAAAACCCGTTTAAATAATACCGCGAAAACCCACGTAAATTTATAAGTCTTTATATTATTGAATATATCAGAATGTTACACCCAAAAAAAATTGCATATAACATACATTATGTATAACTTTTTGGGTATACCAAGGCCCCCACGGCCCGGCCCTACTTACCGCGTCTTAAAATTTTTACTTTCGTTTTTGTCAACACCTTATGCGTAAATTCAAATAATGGAAGAGGTTTGGTCTAATCTAACTGATGAAAATACAGACAAATGGCTGCACGCCATCGACCGCGCAGACCGCTACCATCTCCACATGCTAGTATTCCGCAGCGGACTCATCGAACCACACCTGCGCAACCTGCAAATCAGCGCACATAAGTTTTATGATCTTATGTCGCCACAGGAACTCCGCGTATTCAAACAGCGCACACTCGGCCACACCTTTGTTGACATAGCAAAAGAAATGGACATCACCGAGTCCAGCGTAAAGGAATACTGGCGCAGAACACTTAATAAAATAAAGAATGTCATCGAACAGGCTAATATTGATGAAGAGTAAAGTAGACGCAGATAAAGTAAGAATGCTTGCATCATTTGGATGTAACTACGCAGAAATCGGTAAATACTTCGAGGTAGGTGAAAATCACATACGTCAAAGTTTCAAACCACAGTACGAAGCAGGTCGCGAAGAGATGAAGTTTAAGCTTAGACGCGCTATGTGGGTTTCAGCTATTGAAAACAACGCAATCGCAATGCAGATATTTATGGCTAAAAACTACCTTGGTATGAGTGATAAGACAGCCGTTGACATGACTGGTAACCTGCAAACT